GGGTCAGGCAAACCGATCTTTCGAGTTCTCGTGGCCACATTCTCTCAATTGTCCCGACATGTTAGTAGGAGGAAACCGATATGCAGAACTCGACCATCTGGGAAGCTTCCCAGCTTTACGGTAGGGACGTCATCCTGCCGAACCACAACAACCCTGACCTCTTCTCTAAGTGGCTGGACAGACTCCAGGACATGGAGACTCAGCTTCTCACAGACAAGGGCGGCGACCCGGTCGAAGGGAAGAACCAGAAGTACACTGATGGCACTCAAGAGTGGGGCCCTGTACGCTGGCCGTGGAAGGCGAAGACGTCACCCTTCTTTAAGGACTACCCTCGGAGGTTCCTGTTCGGCGACCACCTGACGGCCATCGGCTGCTCGGGGTGGGACTGGAAGAACCAGGTCAGCCGTTGGGTCGGCTTCGACTTCGACTCCATTGCTGGGCACGCTGCAGGTCTAGGGTATTCAGATGCCGACCTTGAGAACGTGGTCAAGAACGCGCCTGACTATGTGGACGTGATCAAGTCGACGCGCGGCGGCGGCAATCACTTCTACATCCACTTCGACGAACCATTCCCTAAGGCCGTGAACCATGACGAGCACAAGGCCATAGCTCGATCACTGATCGGGACAATGTCGGCGGACGCCGGCTTCAACTTCAAAGCCAAGATGGACGTGTGCGGCCTGATCATGTGGATCTGGAGTGTAGACACCACACCCGAGAACCAAGGCTACCTCAGTATTGCTGAAGCCACAAGGCACTTGACCGCCCGCAACGTACCTCCCAATTGGAGGGACCACATTGAGCTGGCCACCGACCCCCGCCTGCTGAAGGTCAGGGTTCGAGGCTGGACGCCTGAGGGAGAGGTAGAGGCGGACGTCGGGGAAGGGAACGAGAGCACACCCCAGGTCCCTCTAGACGAGGTCCACAAGCGATTCCTCTCCGACCTGGAAGATGCAGGATTCTCCTACCACTGGGTGCATGACCACTACCTGGCACAGGCGCATACGCGCGCGATCAAGATAGTCCATGACGCGTGGCGGGAAGCCGGCCATCCAGTGAGAGGGCCCTTCGATACGATCAGCGACGAGAATACTGACAAGGACAAACCCAACTGCTACATGCGACCCAGGTACAATGGGGGCTGGGATGTGTACCGGTTCGGTACGCCCGAGGAGCACCCGCTGTGGGACAACATCAATGGCAAGACCCACATCGCGATCAACATCGAACCTTCGATCCGACAGGGTGCCTTGGCCGCTGGAGGTCATGAATGTGCCGACCCGAAGAACGGCTACCAGCTCCAGACTGTTGACCAGCTTCACGCCGCCCTGGAGTACCTCGGCAGTAGCTTCAGGATCCCCGACGACGTCCCGCTTGTCAGTGAGCGGACGTTCACGATGAAGCAGAGGAAAGATGACAGTCGGATCATTATCCACATGGAGCGGAAGCGTGACGACCGGAACCTGGACTTCGTAGGGTGGGAGAAGAAGAACGCCTCGACCTGGCAGAAGCTGCTGGCAGACAAGGTCAGCAACCGACAGGATGATGAAGTGGCCGCCGCCGAGTGGGACGGGAGAGTCCGGGTGATCAAGACCGTGTCGTACTCAGACACGGGGAATGTCGCCGGCGAAGCTGACTGCTGGGTTCTGAGAGACAAGGGCGGGAAGTGGGTTCGCCACCCCAAGGATCACATCGTCATGGTAATCAATCGAGACGCCGGCGCGGAGGCTCCGGGTGTCCTTGCCTCTGCGATCGACAACGCCTGGACCAGGGTGAACAAACCGTTCGAGCCTGAGTACCCAGGGAACAGAGAGTGGAACTACGACGCGGCTCAGTTGGTGTACCAGCCTCGGACGATGACCAACGGCGAGTCGCCGCACCACCCCCACTGGGACTTGGTGTTCAACCACTGCGGTACCGACCTGGACAAGTACGTCACCGAGTTGGACTGGTGCAAAGAGTGGGGCATCAAGTGCGGCGGCGACTACCTCAAGGCGTGGGTGGCTGCGATGATCCGCTACCCGTATTGCCGGCTGCCATACTTGTTCATGTTCAGCGAGGCCAACAACACCGGGAAGACAACCTGGCACGAGACGGTCAAGCTGCTCTTGACCAAGGGCGTGGACCCGGCCGACAACGCACTCACCAGCCAAGGCAACTTCAACGGCGAGTTGGCTAACACCATCTTAGGCACGATCGACGAGACAGACATAACCAAGGCCGGCCGCAACGTGTACAACAAGATCAAGGACTGGACGACGGCCTTGATCTACGCAGTACGGTGCCTGTACAGGCAGACGTACACCCAGCCGAACATCCTTCACCTGGTGCAGACTGCCAACTCCCGAGGATCATGCCCGGTTCATCTCGGTGACTCTCGCATCACAGTGATGGAAGTGCCGGTGATCAAAGAACGGATGGGCAAGAAACAGTTGGCCCAGGCTTGCCGGGATGAAGCCCCAGACTTCATGACCACTCTCATGTCCCTCCAGTTGCCGGACCACTCGGATCGCCTTCGGGTACCGGTGATAGAGACTGACACCAAAGCGGCCGCGATTGAAGACAATCGAGATGAACTCGAATCCTTCCTGCAAGACCAGTGCAGCTATGTGCCTGGCGAGTGCATGAAGGTGGACGACTTCTACTCGGCCTTCATGGGATCGGTCGACACCTTCAGCCGCGCGGCGTGGCCGAAGGACACCACAATCAGTGAGTTACCTGCGACGTGAATAGTGTGGAGAGAGGCTCAGGCGCGAGGGCGAACAAGGGGAAGGTCAGCTTCTCCCTTATCCCGTTCCACCTGCTATCCGGGGTGGCTCGTGTTCTCATGGGCGGCAAGCTGAAGTACGCCCCGTGGAATTGGGCCAAGGGGATGAAGTGGTCCACCGCCATGGATTGCACCTACCGGCACCTGTTCAAGTATTGGTACTGCCGCGAAGACAATGATGCGGAGAGCGGCGAACACCACCTTGACCACGCGATCTGCAACCTGCTCATGCTGAAGCATTACAGCAAGACCTACAACGCCGGCGACGACCGCCCGGATCTCGACGTGACTTGCTTCGACGAGTGGCTGGAGGACGTGAACACGCCGTTCGATGAAGAGGAGTACCTGAAGCGGAACCCGGACCATGTGAAAGAGGAAGACCCACCGCCGTGGTCGCAGGACGACGCAGACGCCCTGCAGGCTTGCGTACCTGAGTGCTGGCGCGAGACGCCATTTAACACCGGAGGCAAGGTAAAGTGGGACCACCTCACACTCGTGCAGTGCAACGCGGACGTGGACGCCACTCCCAAGTTTCCGGACGACCTCGGAGGCAAGGTAAAGTGGGACCACCTCACACCCGAGGCCCAAGCCGAGTTCGTCGCCAAGGGAGAGGTGGAGAAGATAATGATCAAGGCTGTGGAGGAGCACGGCTTCGACGTGGTGGCCGGCCTGGCTCAGGTCGCCAACGAATTGGATGCCGAGCCCGAGCCGAAGCCCTCCGACGATCTCGCGCAGGCCTTGCCCGACGACGTCCTGAAGGACCTGGAGTATCTTCCGGAGGACCTGGAAGAGAGCAACAAGGATTGGCTGATACGCCAGCTAGGTCTCTATGGCCTGAAGGTGGTGGAAGATGGTTCCTGATTCCCTGCTGAACCTGAACGGCGACATGATGGTCGTCGTTGACGTCGAGACCTCCGGCCGGATCGCCGGCTGGCATGAGATCCTCCAGATCGCGGTACTGCCGCTGGACAGTGAGATCGAGGCCAGCAAGGTTCACAAGCCGTTCTACATCCACGTCGCCCCGGAGTATCCCGAGAGGGTGGAGCCGAACGCGGTGAAGGTGAATGGCTTGAGTGCCGAATGGCTGGAGTCTCACGGCGTGGCGCAAGACCGCTCGGTGGACTTGTTCGAAGAGTGGTTCAAAGCACTGGACCTGCCGTTCGGGAAACGCCTCTGCCCGATCGCCCACAACTGGGCTTTCGAGAAAGGGTTCCTCACGAATTGGATGGGGCTGGAGGGTTTCGACTCCGTCTTCCATCCGCATTCCAGGGACACCCAGCGGGTGGCCTCATTCCTGAACGACGCCGCCGGCTACCACGGCCTCAAGATCCCGTTCGGGAGTGTCTCGCAGCACAGCCTGTGTGGCAAGTTCGGCATCGGCAACGCCAACGAGCACGACGCCTTGGCCGACTGCCTTGCTTGCGCTAAGCTCTACCGCGCGTTGATCCGCAGCCTTGGCAGCTCTCAGTAAACGATTCCGTTCCGCGCGCTGGGCCTTCCTCCGGTCAGCGCGTCGGATCGGTTTCGGCCTCGGGCTCTCGACGCGGGCCGGCCGGGACTTCTTCTCACGACACTTTCTGCAACCCATTGGAGAACCTATGAAAACAATACCATTGACACAAGGGAAGGTGGCAGTCGTTGACGACTGCGACTACGATTATCTGATGCAGTGGAAGTGGGGCTATGATGGTCGCTACGCCCGACGGAGAGAAGGCAGCAATGATAATACTAGGATTATCAGAATGCACCAAGCGATGGTGGACGCCCCTCTAGTTGATCACATAGACGGCGACCGTTTGAATAACACACGCGCTAATTTACGAGCCGCCACACGATCTCAAAACGGGTACAATCGAGGTAAGACAAAGAGTAACACGTCTGGTTACAAGGGAGTGGGTTGGCACAAGGCCGCCGGCAAATGGGCCGCGTTCATACAGTATGACAAGATTCCCAAACACCTCGGCCTATTCAAATGCAAGCATGAAGCTGCCCGAGCCTACAATAAAGCTGCCTTAGAACTCCACGGTGAGTTTGCCAGTTTGAATATCATTCAGGAGCCGCAACCTGTAGGTTGACTCCGAGAAGATTGATCGCACGCGCCTCACTGAAGTCCGTGAGGGCTGCGCGCGATACATAAACACCGTAGCACCTCAGTGC